GGCATAGGATGGCATGATATATTTACTATAAGAAAATAATTTAGAGAAATAAAATCTATAGTATTTTATATTATTGAATGGCGACAATGGCGACAGGAGAGTTGGGTAATACTGATTCCAACTCTCTTCCAATTTGCGGGCAAAAGGCTAGATTAGAAGCTAAGCACTTTTGTTTCACCTTTAACAATTATCTGAAATATGGCTTAAATGGCGACAAAGTTTTAGAAAAACTTCAAAAAATTTCCAAAAAAATTGTTTTCCAAGAAGAAGTAGGTGAGTCTGGAACACCTCATCTTCAAGGTTACGTTGAGCTTATTAAGAAGCAACGTATTACAGCACTAAAGAAAGCTGTCCACGATACTATTCATTGGGAAGTATGTCGTGATGTAGACGCGAGTATAGAATACTGTCAAAAAGGGGAAACTAGAGTAGGAAATGTATACTCATTTGGTTTTCCTATTGATGTTAAGGTTATTAATAAACTATATCCTTGGCAACAAGAAGTAGTTAATATGATATCTATTGAGCCTGATGATAGGTCAATTATATGGGTATATGATCCTGCCGGTAATAACGGCAAGACCGCGCTTCTTAAATATCTGGTTAAAAATAACAAGATTATATTTACTTGCGGAGGTAAGAACGCAGACGTTATTAACCTTATTTATAATAATAAAGATTATATTACAAGCACTAGAAATGCTGTTGTTTTATGGAATCTACCTAGAACGGTAGAACCTGATTATATTTCATATAATGCTATTGAGAGTATCAAGGATGGCTTAATTTGTAACAATAAATTTGAGTGTGGCTCATTTATATGTAACAGTCCTCACTTGATTGTGTTTAGTAACTGTTTACCTAAATATAGTGCACTTACAGCTGACCGTTGGAAAGTATACACTATTGAAAACTATTTATTAGTTCCGTTTGGAAACTAATACCTTTTTCGACGTCTTTTATTGAATTATAATTACTATCGTAATTATAATAAAAAGGTCCAAAATGGGACCTTTTCCCCTGGTTCCCACGAGAAGTTATGCTTCGCATCTATAATATTATAGGTCTTACTCTAGGTGGGAGTCATTGAGTTGTGAATGTCTTATATTTGCACTCGAATGAAATGTCATAAGACGGAACAGCTGGTGGTGATTGGAAACCACCTTCTGTTATTACTTCACCGCCGTTTCCGGCTGTTGAAACTGTAGTACCATTATTAGCCTTAATTACAAGCCAAATATTGGATTTTAGACTACATTTATGATATTGTTTGGCATCATACAAATCATTATTCTCAGTGTTGATAGGTTGATCAACACGCTCTTCATTGGTGTTACTATCGTAACGAGAATTAACTGAATAGTTGAAATTCTTGATCATATCAACTGGTAGGTTGATACTCTCGAAGTGACGATCGTTTTCATCTTCATCGTTATTAAGATGTTCGTCAATTGTTATCTCTTTGTGGTATAAAACCTCATAATGTTTCTTCATACGAGATAGTCCATCCTTTGTTAGTGCCACAGGGTTAACTGTCATATGACGTAGCATATGATCTATCCAGAAAGCTTTACGTTCTGATAGTTGGTCAACTGATAAGCCTGCTATTGAGGTTGACTCCTCTGGGGTTAAATAAGGTGCTAAATGTTGTGATTCACCTTTAAAACGAATAATAGATATATCGTAAGTAGTAGACCTAGCTGAGCGAGCCCATAATAGTAACTTAATTCTGGCTGATGCCATTACTAAGCGACCTGTTGCAGCAAGAGCTGTGGCTGTACCTATTTCTGGGTCTGTTTGATTACCAAAAACTACTGGGTGAACTTGATTCTGTGCAAACTCAGAATCACGACGCATAACATGCCACGGGAATTCTGTACCTAAATCACTATTAGGACGATCTATAGTTGTTAGACAATAAGCATGTAACGGTACTTGGTTTCCAGTAATAGAATTATGTAAAGCACATATTCCATAACCTTGATCTACCTCATTCATGAGCTGAAAAACCTGTTTTATAGTACGGGTATTAGCACGGACCATTTGATCTGCTGACTTAACTTGTAAGCGAGCAGGAGTGCCCTTAACTAGGGCTTTTGATGACTTGACACGGGTCGAAGTTACTGTTTGAGAACCTGTTTGGGTTGAAGTTCCTTGGGTTGTTCTGGTAGCTGATCCACCAGACATAGGGACGGTTGAAGGTCGTCCAGGACCCTTCTTTGTTTGCGTAACCATGGTACGCACTGCAGCAGCAAGAGGGACACCAGTTCTGCGACGTAGCGCACCGGCTTTGAGGGAGATTCCGCGACGGACTCTTCGGGAGAAGTAGACTGGGGCATAGGATGGCATGATATATTTACTATAAGAAAATAATTTAGAGAAATAAAATCTATAGTATTTTATATTATTGAATGGCGACAATGGCGACAGGAGAGTTGGGTAATACTGATTCCAA